GCATTTTTTATCCTATAACTAATTTTAATAATAACCCTATACTACTTGCAGAAGCCAGTATTATGATTGTCTCTATCCTAGATAGTCGTTTTTCTATCAGGAGGTATCTGTCAGCACATGCGTCTACGTGTGATTCAATTTTCTGATTTACAGAAGCTACTGTTGGTTTAGTTGGCATGTGCTCTCCTTATTTGGTATTTGTTGGTTTAGTTGTCCACCCATCAGCCTCGGTATATTTAAATTTTTCAACTCTAAATTTACTGGGAGGCACACTAGCATTATAAATTATTTTGCTATTTGAAGTGTCTAGATAACCTATCATAAGTTCAATTTCACCTGACGCACTATATATTTCTGTCATGTTACTGTTTGTGTTTTTAGCATTTGCTTGTTTTAAAACGATAGATTTACTATCATCTACACAATGAGCTACAACATCTTTATAATAAGTTGTAAAAGTATGTTCACTACCATCTGAAGGATCAGTAGCAGTTAATACATCATCATCTTTTGTCCATACTATTAATTGCATTTATAAGCTCCTAACTGTTAAATAATTTTGTTACAATAAAACTTGAAGCCGAAACTGCCCTACCTATTTCTGTGTTATCTGTAGAAGTAGCTGTTATAGCTGAAGTTCCTGAATCTACATATACAAGGCTTCCTATTGTAAGACTGCTTTGTTGTGTATCTATTTGTCCTAAACTTTTTACATTTACTGTCTGACCATCAGAAACTGCATTTTGAGCAACTCCTATAAACTGGTCTTCATAATCAAATGTTGTATAACCAAACGCCATTGCTCTAGGGGCATAGTTGTTAGCAACAGGTCCTCTCCATGCAAAGACAAACATATTAGAATTTGGAACAGCAACTAATGCACTAGGATGGAAGTCATCAAATGAAGAACTATCACCTGGATTAGCCATTTTATCAGCTATATCTCCAGCAGCAACTAAATCTTCTACATTAGTACCAGACTCATAAGATTGTCCTGTTATAGCCGTTGTTGAAGCTGTTATAGGTTGCATTACAAATTTATCAGAACTTGCCCCACTTGCATGATCAATAAAAGCAGTAGAATAATTTGTACCTGATTGAGAGTTATATGCTATCTGTACATACTGTGTTCTATCATTACTGTCAGGCGTGCTTATACCTGTATTTGCTGCTGTCTTTTTAGTAACTGTTGGATTGCCACTGTCGTTTGTTGCTATAATAAAGCCTAGGGTACCATTACCTGTTGATTCATTTATATCACGAGTTACTAAACCAATAACTCTATTTATACTTTCATCGTAAGTCCAATCAGCATAATAATAACCAGTCTCTGTGCCGTCTAAATTAGTTTCACTTCCTCGTTCCGTAGAATTAAAATTACTTGCGGTAATTTCATACTGGCGTATTCTGTAATTTCCATAGTCAAAACTTTGAGAATAAATTACCACACTTAATAAATTATCTGGATCCCATACCATAGTTAATCCACCTGTCATATGAGCATTGTCGTCTACATTGGAACTACCATTGCTAAGTGTTTTCGTAGCACCGAAAGCTAAAGTATTAACATTACTGCTATCGGTAAATCCAGCAAATCTGTGATACATATATGAAGTATCAAATATACTGCTCTGGATATGATATGTAAAAGCTATTGGATCATAGTTATTACTGGCTCCACTACCATATCCATCCGCAGCTTTTCCAACACACTCTATAGCTTCACCTACCTCAGCCTCATCACCAATAGAGCTAGTTCCTATAGTCGTTAAGGATTTTGCAGCACTTAATGATGTGCCTGAAACAGTATAGACTGCATATTGTGCATTAGTGCTTACATTACCTATCCAAACAACAATAGTTGTACCACTATAGTTTTTACACTCAACTAATGAACCTATACCAGTAGATGACGCTACTACGACTGTAGTGCCCCATGTAATCGCACCAGTTGAAGCATTTATTGTACCTGCAGTAATAACGGCTTCTCTATTATCTCTTCTACCTACAAAGTAAACATTACCTGTATGTCTGCCATAAACCATTTTATCAGTTCTACCACTAGTAGTATTATCTGTTGAACCATCTATATAGTCGGTACTTTCACCATCAGGATAACCTACAGCACCTTTAATTAGTGTTGTGCCTATTCCTGTTGAAGTAATAACACCTTTACCACTATCTGTTCCTGAAGTTATTAAAGATACAGGTTTACCAGCAGCTATAGTGCCTTTTGCTGTTAATGATATTTCTGTTGCAGCAGAGCCCCAACTTAAATTTGTAGAACCATCTGTTGTTAAAAATTGTCCTGCAGTGCCATCGGCATTAGGCAATACAAATACTTTGTTTGCGGCTATAGCGTCTGGAGCTTTAAAGCCTACATAGTTTGCTCCATTAGCTGCTAATTCTTGAAATCTTAATTCTGTACCATTTCCTGTACTTGTTCCATGAGGTGCCATACTTACACCTCCTGCAGCTACGATAGCTGTAGTGTCATTTCCATTTTCATCATACTCTACACTTAAATCTTTACCTGATCCTAAAAATAATTTCTTATCGTCTTCAATAAGAACATCACCATTAATACTTAATGTATCATTTCCATCTTCATCATATTCTAAACTTACATCTTTACCTGAACCAAAATATAATTTTCTATCATCAGCTATAGTTACGTCACCGCCTGCTATAAGAAGAGTATCTATACCATCTTCATCATACTCAATAGAAACATCTTTACCTGAACCAAAATATAATTTTTTATCGTCTGCAATAGTTACATCGCCTGATACAAGAAGTGTGTCTGTACCATCTTCATCATATTCCATAGATATATCTTGATCACTACCAAAATAAATTTTCTTATCGTCAGCAATATATACATCACCCCACTCCGCAGAAGTACTGCCTAAATCAGCACCCCCTGCAGTATCAGGTACAACGGATGTTTCGGCTGTAAATGTATTTGACCTAATACCAGAAGTACCATTATCAATAGCCCCAAAGCCTGAAGTTATGGAACCTCCATCCAAGGCTCCTGTAGATGTAATATTCGTTTGTGCTGCTGTAGCTAAAGTACCTGTAATATTTCCTGTAGCTTCTAAAGTTCCTGCTACTACTAAACCACCATTAGATAGTGTCATCAGGTCTGTATCGTCTGTATGACCTATTGTAGTTCCATTAATTAATACATCATCTATGTCTAAAGAACCACCAGATATTAAACCTGTTGTTGTTATATTAGAAGAGCCTGTATCTATAGCACCAAACCCTGAACTTATAGAACCACCATCTAAAGCACCTACTGAAGTAATATTTGTTTGAGCAGCAGTTGTTAATGTACCTGCTATGTTACCAAAAGCAACATTACCTACAGTGCCACTAAATACTTCTGAAGAATTAGAAGCATCTGGTATAAATGTAAATACACTAGCAGAATCATCATAACCAAAGAAACCTATTTTAGCGGCTGTTCCGTTATGCCATCTAAATTCAATACCTCTATCTTTGTTATCGTCAGAACCAGGAGCAGAATCTCCACCTAACGTAAAGATAGGATCGTCTATAGTTACTGTAGTTGAATTTACAGTTGTTGTAGTTCCGTTTACTGTAAGATCACCGCCTACAGATACATTAGCTGTAGTAGTAAGAGAATCTACATAAGCATCTTTCCATCTAACACCTGTTGTGCCTAGATCAACATCACTATCTGATTGTGGACCAAATATATTATCAGCTAAATATACTTGCTCTGTATTATTAGCATAGAAATGTATTTCGTTAGCAGTTTCAAAATCTATTTTAGTTTCATTGTCTTCACCAATTTTTATATCAGTAGCAAGTAGGGAAGTAATACCTGTTTGTGCTGCATCTATAGTAAATGTAAGATCATAAGGATCACCATCTGTTCCATTATCTGTATCTGTCCAGTTTGTTGTAAGACCAGAACCTATAAATTTAATTTCTTTGTTGTTTGATATAGTAACTTCAGTGCCGTCATCATCTTCCATTACAAAAGTAGTAGTTCCAGTAGATATTGCATCTACATATGCTTTAATTGATTGTTGTGTTGCTAACTTAGTAGCAGAATCAGAAGCTAAGTTATCTTCATCTAGTATAGCAGTACCAGATACTCCAGTATTTAAAACTGGACTTGTAAGAGTTTTGTTTGTTAATGTTTGTGAGCCTGTAAGTGTAGTTACAGTGCTATCTATAGCTAGTGTTACTGTATTAGAAGTAGCACTAGAGTCTAAACCTGTGCCGCCTGCTATAGTTAAAGTTTCAGAATCTAAATCAATAGCTATTGTACCACTATCAGAAGTAACATCTAAATCTTCTGCAGTAATTTGAGCATCTACATAAGCTTTAATAGATTGTTGTGTAGCAAGTTTAGTAGCTGAGTTAGAAGACATATCATCTTCATCTGCTACAGCAGTACCTGAAACACCTGTGTTTAATACAGGGCTTGTAAGAGTTTTGTTTGTTAAAGTTTTTGATGTAGCAGAAATATAAGTATCTAAATCAGTAACAGCAACTTGTTTCATAGTTCCTGCATCGTTATATACTACTCTATCAGCATCAGCCACAGTCGTACTAGAAGCAGAAGTTCCACCATCCATAAGGTTTAGTTCTGCTGCAGTAGAGGTTATAGCAGTTCCACCTAAAGTAAGTGAACCTGATATATCTACATTACCATTTATGTCTACAGTAGTGGCAGCTATCTGTATTTCTGTATCAGCAACTAAATCTAATTGTCCATCAGCACTAGAGTATAGATATATTGCTGTATCTCTAAATTGTAATTTTTCTGTACTATTAACTAGTATGTCATCAGAAAATTTGAAGTAATCTTCATCTTCCATCCAAGTAATAACACCATCACTAGTATTAGCATTAAATGTTAATACGATATCTGTATCTGCACCTGTACCCATACTGATAGCATTGCTGTATAGTGTTGAAAGGGGTCCACCATCGCCTGCTGTGGTACCATCATGGGTATGCCCAGTAGATACGTGAAAAGCTGCTAGTATCTGATTAAATTCATCATTACTATCGGCTGCTTCAATCGTATCTCCTGTAGTAAAACTAGATTGTCTTGCTGAATAACCTGCCATTTTTTATCTCCTACCTGCTGCTGCAAATTCTAAACTAAATCCTTTTAATGAATATGGACTGCACTGAGTTGCTGCGGAATCAGTAAATTGTAGTGCTACTGCAAAACCAGAACCTACTATAGGCTGTCTTACTAATACAAATTCTGCTCCTCCATATTCTGCTGTTCCATATACTGAGCTACCATATACAGCAGCCCCTTCTTGTGCTCCTGCTATAGCAATACTGTTAGGATTTAATACATCATCTGAGCCATAGTCATATTCTAAACCTAAATTTGTACTTAAACTTCCTTCAGGTCTATAGTTTAATATTGCTCTATGAAATCTTTTTCTAATACCTGGGTCTCCCATAGTCCAGTGTGCTGATTTGTATCTTCCTTTTATTGTTATTGTAGAATTACCAGCATTAGTAAATGTGCTTCCTGTTTCTTGTTTATATATGTACCCATCATACCCTCCATGCACTGTAGTTTCTACATTTAATATGTAACCACTGTCAGCACAATTAGGCTTTATTCCTTTTACTTCTGAAAATTCCCATCTGTCTCCTCTCCATACAGCTATAATTCCTTTACTGTCTGTTTCTGCCGATTTATCAGAAAAGAAAATTCTATATTGTGTTTTTGCTCTTATAACTACAGATGTAATAGTATCTGCTGCATCAGAATAATTTAATTCTGTAAATCTTCTTTGTACTGGTCTAGATATTACTCCTAGTTCTACATCACCAATTTTTTCTGTACCTGCAACTGTTCTTAAACCATCTGCAGATAGAAAAATAATATCACCACCTACCTCTTGTATACTTTGTGGGGCAATACAGCCTACATTAGTTGTTACTGGTTGCATTTGAAAATCTGCAACACTATTTCCTACTATTCTAAATATAGCGTTTTCACAAAATACATATAACTGTTCTCTAAATACTTTTAAACCTACTATATC